CAGTCGCTCGGCCTGCTCGCGCTCAGCCGCGGATTCCGCAGCGACCACCTCACGCTTGGGAGCGCGCCAGTCGATGATCAGCGTCTCGGTGCCGCCTGACTTGCCGAGGCGAGCTTCATTGGCGCGGACCTGCGCAGCAGCTTCGGCTTCTGAAGCCTTTCGACGCTCCTCGGAAGCCTGCTTTGCGGCGCGATCCCGCTCCAGCTGCTTTTGCGCGATCTGATTCTCCAGTTGCAGTGCCTGATCCAGCTCACCGGTGCCGACCAGGTCAAACCGGCTCGCCAATGCGCGCCGCTGCTGATCCAGGCCATCCATCCCTTTGGCCGTGCGCTCCAGCTCTTTGGTGTAAGCCGCCAGCTCTTCCCGCTGTTTGTGCAGCCCATTCCAGACCGTGGCGAACTGGGCCAGATCCTTGGCGCTGACGATCGCCGCACGCGCCTTCTCGGAGAGCTCGCCGAGCTCCAACGAGAACCCGGCAGTCGAGCTGCCCGCCTGCTGCAGCTTCGTCCCCGCCTGCTCTGCTTTCTGGCCAAGGCTATCAACCTCGTTGCCCGCTTCAGCCGTGGTGGCCGCCAGGTCGGCTACAGCATCCCGTCCATCGATCGCTCCACGCTCGACTTTGCGCATCGCGCCGTGGCCGGTCTCACCCAACCTGTTGAACGCGGCAGTGGTCTCATAGACCGAGCCCATGACGTCCAGCTGCGACTTGACTTGGGACTTCTTCCATTCGTCGCTATCCGCCACAGCCGCATTGGCCGCATCGGCGTAGGCACGAAACGCCCGACGAACGTCCTCGATGCTCGCCTTGCCCTGTGCCGCACCATTGCGGATGGACTCGAACGCTTCCTTGGCCGAGTCTCGCGCAGCGTTGAGCGACGCCTGCGATTGGATGCCCAGGCGCCCGAACTCATCGGCTAGCGGGTTCATCGCGGCCGTGATATCGCGGATCCTGGCGTTCAGCGCGGCAGCGGATCGTTCTGCCTGATCGAAGCCAACCTTGCCTTGGCGACCGGCAGTCTCCAGCAAACTGCCAAGCATCTTCGCCTCGTCAAGCGTGGACACGCGCCCAAGCGCAGCCTTGAATGCTGCTTCCACCTGAGCACCGGTAGCTAGTGCATTTTCCGTGATGGCGCCGAAGGCAGCGATAGCATCCTGCCCTGCGCTGGTGAAGCTGACGCCCATGCGCTCGGCCGACACGCCGACCTTTTCAAGAGCAACAACCAGCGTCTGCTCAAGTACTGCAGCTGTATTCCCCGCCTGTTGCGGAAGTGCCTGGAAGGCAGACTGAGCCGCCGCCTGGAACCGAGACAACTCTTCGCCTGATAGCTGGCGCAAAGTTTCCAGAAGGCCCTCACGCACATTTCGCTCGGCGGCTGCGCCCTGCTCAGCCACGTGGGCGAGTGCAATCCCGACGTTCTCCAAGCTATTGGTATCTGAGAAGTTCAGCCCCTTGAACAGCGTGCCGATTGAGTCTCGAGCAAGCTTGGCGTCGCGATCTATACCCTGCAGACGTTCGATGACAAGCTGCGCACCAGCTCCGATGCCATTGACAAGCGCGTCCGCCGCAATGCGCGCTCCTTCGGCCAAATCCTTATAGCCTTGTGAAACAGCCAGCTGCCCGGCCTCGACCGCAGCCAACTGAGCAAGCTGGTCCTCCGTTGCGATCTTGAGCTGCTTGAGTCGATTCAAGTAACCGAACTGCGCATCGAGATACTGCTGCAAGCCACCAAGCCGCTCGATGTAAGACTTCCGCTCGGCCTCACCAAGAAGAGCCACCTCCTCTGCCGACTTGACCATGACCTTGGAGAGATCGTTAAGCGCGACTGCTTTCTCCCGGCTGGCAACCGCGTTCAGATAGATCTGTTCCCGCGTCTTCCGATAGGCCTCGCCAACCGCCTTCGCGGACTTGCTGTTGTTGGCGAGCTCTTTGTCCAGCGCGTCAAGCATCTCGCTGACACCACGGATAGCAACGTCGAGGCCAACGAGCCCGATGGTGATCGGGATCGCGGTGGGGATTCGCTTCAGAACGTTGCCCAGAGTGACGGCACCCTTACCCGCGGCGTCCATCGCAGCAACGTTCGCCCACTGCGCCCGAGTGGCTGCAACGAGTCCCACACGCCAGGCGTTGAGCTGCACGAGCGCCCTCACCAAGGTGAGTGCGGCATATGCTTTCGCCATGTAAACCACCGCAGCACCGTGGTCATACATGAACTGCGCTGCGCCCTTGGCAGCGTTGGCCAGCATGACGATGCTGTCGGCGGTCTGCTTGGCCCAGCGAGCCAGCGTGCCATCACGGGCCAGTCGGTCCGCCGTGGTGAGGATCTCGGAAAGCTGCGCCTTGAAGTAGGTCAGCACGCCTTGGTCGGCAACTTCCTGCTTCCAGTCCTTGAAACGGTCGGTAGCGGCCTTCCATAGGCCTGCGATGGTTCCCACCTTTGCGGCAGCAGCCGCGCCACCGTAGGACTCGGCGAGCAGGTCCAGGATGATGGCTTGGGCTTCGGCAACCCGCCCGGTGGCTTCCAGCTGGGTGATCAGCTGCTTCTGACTGGCGTCGAGCGTAAAACCCTGCTTGCTCAGCGACTCCATCGCCTTGGATGGCGTCTGCAGCGCCTTGCCCACCGTCTCCGCCGAAGACTCCAGGCTAATCCCCAAGCGTTGAGCTTGGTCGATTGCAATCTGCATCGCGGCGGGAAACTGAGCGCCGACGATGTTGGTATAGGAAAGCAGGCGCACCTGGGCGGCGGAGATTTGCCCGTCGTCGAATAGCCCACCCTGCAGCTGCTTCCGCATGGCGGCCAAGCCTTCAGCGGTGAACTCCGCCTCCCGGCCTGTCGCGGCCAGAGTGGCCTTCAGCTGCGCTACTTCTTGCTCGGCCTCGCTGCCTTCCTTGATGATCGCCTTGATGCCATCAACGGCCTTGTTGAGGCCGATGAAGGACAGTGCGCCGGCGAACAGACCGCGCAGGCGCCCCATCATTCCAGCCGCTACGTCGGTAGAGTGGGCCAGCTCGTCCGTGCCTTCAGCCGCTTGGCGGGCGCGCTCGCGGTAGTCGGCGAGCGACTTGGCCGCCGCACGACTCGCCTCTGCCTGCCCACGGAACCGTGCATCACCTTCTTCGAGAGACTCGTTGCGCCGGCGCGCGGCCGCTGCCTCAGCGGCCGCCTGACGCGCCTGCTCGGCCAATGCCTCCGCACCCAGCTGCGCCTCCGTGCGCAGCCTCGCCTGCTCGTCAGCAAGCTTCGACGTGTTCACGCCGAGCGCACCCAACTCCCTGCCGACAGTGATGAGCGACAGGCCCTGATCATCTAGCGCCTTCCGCAGCTTCTCGCCCTCAGTGCGCAACTGCCGCTGAGCACTGAGCATTTCCTTGGACGGCTTGTCCGTGTTACCCAGTTGCAGGCTGAGCTGATACGCGGCTTTCTGGTTCGCGTCGAACTGCTGCTGCACCTCGGCAAGCTTGCCCAGCATCGACGCGTAGCCCTCCGTCTTGCCCGCCGCAGTGTCCAGGTCCACCAGGGCGCCAGCGAGCCGGGCAGTTTCGGCCACCGCTTCTTCCGAGGCATCGCCCATATCGAGCACCGCCTGCTGCAGCGCTTCCACGCCCTCGGTGCCACTGGTCTCCAGCACAAGTCGTAGTGCTTCTTCAAATGCGCCGTTCGCCGCCATTACACCTTCCCCTTGCGTGCCAATTTCAGCTGCCGAAGCAGCTCATCCCTGCGGTACTGCGTCATCTCTCGAGCCAGCGCTGATGCAACCACCTCGCCTTCCCCCATGACCATCTGCCACGGGCTGGCGCCGGTCAGGCTGCGCAACTTGTTACGGGGGTCACGACCCGACGCCGCCGTCGAGTCGCGGGAGTACTGGCGCACCACCAGACGTCGCTGACCACCGATCATCGCGATGAACGAGGAGGCGTAGACCTTCCGTCCACCGCGTTGGATCTGCGCCGTTGCGCCCTTCGTTTTCCGACCGCCCCACCGTGCGCCGAACAAGATCAGCGGCAACTTCCTTGGGGACGCATGCAGCGCCAGGTACTCACCGTCACCGTCGGCGCCGGTCCGCAGCTGGAACTTGCCTGCCAAGTCACCGGCGCGCACGTTGTAGACCTTTCGAGCCGCGCGCCTGGCGGCCGGCTCGAACCGCCGCCGTACATTCGAGATTGCCCGCTTATCCGCCTTGCGGATCGAGGCTTCGCTAACGCCTTCCAGCCGCGCGGCCAGACGGGCGATAGCGTTTAGATTCACTCTTGCTGACGTCGCACTGATACGCGCCATGCTCAGCACCCCACGCGCATGAATGACGGCGCCCAGACGGGCGCCGCCTTGTGGACAGACGAAGCCTGCCCTGCTTCCATCAGCCCGCTGCCTGCTCGTACACCTTGAAGGTGTACAGGGCGGACTCAGATGCTTCGAACACCACCGGTCCGGTCAGGGTGACTTGGATCGGCTCATCGCTGAACCAGTCGACGTCGCCGTCAACCGTCAGATCCACCTTCGGGATTCGGAGCAGGCCGTTCTCGCCGCTGATCCGGTCCTGCATATCGCCGAGCACCAGGAAGGACTTGCTCGGCACCGCGCCGCCGTTGATGGCTGTCTCGAGGTAACCGTCGAAGCTGTAGGCCACGGTGAGCACGTCGCCGTGGGCAATGTCGCCGTCTTCCTTTGCGATCAGCAGACCCTGGCGATAGTCAATCTCATAGTCTTCACCGATTACCAAGGGCTGGGTGCCTTTGGAAATCACCGGGGGCGTGCTGCCCAGAATGAACCGATGACCCAAGTCCACGGGC